TTTATAAAGTCAGTAATTCCTGTTGGGTCAACAATACCCAAAACATCCAAAACACTATTGTACCACTTCTCTTCAGTTAGTCTCTGTTTTAGATTGTTGAGTTGTATTTCTGTTAATACTATTTCACCCATATTTGAATATAAATACTAATTATAAATACTATGATACAACTTAATATAAAGGTTGGTGACACAATTTTGATGGGTAGATTCAAAAACAAAAAGGTGATAGTAAAAACTATCACCCTTGACCAACATGGTTTACCATTGGTGAACGGAAAACCAATTTGTAATTTTCGTTACTCAAAAGAGTAGAACAGTTAGATTAAACTGTCTCAATTGGTTTTTCGGGAAATTCTAAAACTTGTTGTCTTTTTTGTTGAACAAAGAATCCAACCCTTTCGTTTGCCACTTTGGCGTAGTTTGGACTGAGTTCAATACCAATCCAACGACGGTCTAAAGTCTCTGCAGCAACCATACTTGTACCTGAACCAGCAAACGGGTCAAGGACAATATCATTCTTATATGTGAGAATCTTAATCGCCTTGGTTGGAATGTCCATTGAGAAGGTTGCCTTTGTTAATGAACGAGTATCGGCAAAATAATTCCACTGTCCAAATACCAAATCAATAAACTCACGTTTCTGTTGTTCGGTATACATCATCTTGGGTCTCATGTTACCGTCTTTACCTTCAACCTCACCCATCTCACCAACCCATTCAGGTTGTCCTTTAACAATCTTAATATGTTTCTTCTTGTACGCCAAGATAACACATTCCTTTGGATTGTAGATGTAAGGTGCTGAGGGACTCATCCATGACCCCCACGCTGTGGTACGACTTCTGTGTGGCGATTCTTCTTCAAGGTCTACAACTCCGAAGAACTTGTAACCAATCTGTTTCATGATTTGCCATATCTCACTAACCATGAAGATTCTTCCACCCTTGTCTTGACGGTTAATCTCATACGGAATGTTAAGAGCAATCCTACCATCATCTTTTAATACACGGTATGCCTGTTCCATCCAATCACGAGTGAACTTGGAGTATTGTTCCCAAACCATATCGTCATCATGAACATCATAATCAATCCCAACACCATATGGTGGTGATGTCACAATCAAATCTACAGACCCTTCTTCCATGGTCTTCATCACTTCAATACAATCTCCGTTTACTATTTTTCCTAAATAATTTTCTGTCATTTTAATATATTGTTACCTTATGTCCTCTAACAATGATAGGATTTTCTGTCTCAAATTCCAACCATGCCTGAGCACCATCTACAAATGTTTTTGTTTTTACAGATATTTCAAACTCAAGACATCTAATGGTTAATTTAGTATCCTCCGATTGAATTATCCAACCAGTGACTACTGAACCTGCGGCAGCCAACTTGTATCTCATTATTCAACAACCAAACAATAGTTTTCAAGGGTTATTTTTTTTGCATCACAACTAATGTGACTTGTCTCACTACCATCATCCTTAACCCCAATTGCTGAATTTATTTGACAAAGAAATTCTACTGAATCAACTTTCAACAGTTGATTATCAATAAAGACTTTCCATGGTCTATCTCCATTTTTGTGATTTGAACTATACCTTATCTCAACCAACATTTTCTAAATTCTCAATCTTCCTTTGAAGATACCAAAGAGCCTTTTTTAAATCTTGAAGTTCTTTGTCGGTTCCTTTCTTACCCGCTCTTGAGATATACTTAACCGTATTTCCAAGATGGAAGTCAAGGTCCCAAGCCTCAATCACTTTGATGGCTTCATAAACATTATTCTCACCCCCATAATGAACTGGATGGTTTACCATTTCATTACTCATCGTCTTCAACCTCCTCATTTTGTTTAACCGCCGCTCTCATTGGTGAGTTCTTGGTATCAACATTACTATACATGTTATCCAAGATACTACTGAGCTGTGCCGCCAAGTCCAACGTTTCAGAGATAACTCTCACAATCTTATATGGGTCACCATTTGATGCCGGTCTACGGTCTTCAACATATCCTTTCCACTCCTTAGCCGTGGACAAAGGAACACGAAGTGATGAACCTCTATCAGATACACCCCAACTGAACTTGTCAATGGATTGTGTCTCGTGTTTACCAGTCAAACGTAGTTCATTACTTGAACCGTAGTTTTCAATATGGATTTGGTGGTTTGATTCAAATGCTTTGAAGATTGATTTGAAATACTCCTCACCCCCAACTTCACGCATTCTCTGATTTGAGAAGTTACAGTGAAGTCCTGAACCGTTCCAATCACCTTGTACTGGTTTGGGATGGAACTCAATCTTAAATCCATTGTTCTCTGACATACGTTGAAGGACATAACGTGACATCCAAAGGTCGTCACCCGCTTTACATTTACCTTTACTGAATACTTGGTATTCCCACTGTCCCAAAAGAACCTCGGCGTTGGTACCTGTAATATTAATACCCATCATCAAACAGGTCTCCATGTGCTCGTCCACAAATTCTCTTCCGTGAACTTGTCCATTGCCCACACCACAATAGTATTTTCCTTGGGGTTCAGGATAACCGTTCTCAGGGAATCCCAATGGTCTACCGTCCTTCATGATGGTATATTCTTGTTCAAAACCAAACCACAGGTCTTCTTCCTCATATCCCACATCAGCACGAGTGTTTGATGAGTGTGGTGTACCGTCAGGGTACATTACCTCACAAAGAACAAAGAATGACGAAGTACCAGTATGGTTCAAAGGATTAAAGTAAGTCCTAACAGGTTTTAGAATACAATCTGAGAAATGACCCTCAGCCTGTTTTGTAGATGAACCATCAAAACTCCACTCAGGACATTTTGATACGTCAAGGTTTCTATACCATTCGGTTGATTCGTAGTCTACGTCAAGTTCAATTACCTTGACCTTACTACGAAGGTTTGGTTCAGGAGTATATCCATCCAACCAAACGTATTCTAATTTGAATATCTCTTTCATCTTAAAGTGATGTAATAATTTTTAATTTTAATTGATTTTTTATTTCCGTTTCTTACAGAGAATAAAGGACTCTTGGTCCAACATATCTTGTATGAAAAGATTCCCATCCAACCATTTTCTTCTGACCTAGCTAAAGAAAAGATATACTTATTCCCCCAAGTCAAATGAATCTCGTTGATGAACTTATTCTTGATTCTGTATAGCTTTAATGACATAATATTTTGAAGCCAATGGACTTTCAATTATCAAACCCTGTGAGACAAGGTCTTCCAAATACTTTTCTGTAGTCTCCAAATCTTCCTTCAAAATATACTTTGAGATGTATGATATGTGAAGGGGTCTTTGTAGTTTTAAAAGAAGACTATTTAGTTTTTTTTCGTCCATAAGATTTCTTTTCTACTTCTTTTGATTTCTTTTTCTTTGGTTCCTCCATAACAACCTCTTTCTCACCTGTTGAACCTTTAAACTCAGACTTGGAGATGTAATTCCAATATCCAGTTGATACTCTACGCTCAGCGTCTTTGTCTGCAACACGAAGCATGTGACCTTCTTTGTAGGTCCCCGTTGATTTTATCGCTTTAATACATTTCATAGAAATAAATTTTGGTTTTGTTTTGTAAGTGTGGAAAGGATTTGGGTTTCATTTTGACCCTGTTGGAACAAATTGAAAACATCTGATGATAAGGTATCCATAAAGATAAAAGTATCCACCCTTGGAGAAAACAAAGTCTTCAAGTTGGATTTTTCTAAATGAATCTTTACCGTCTTTTGGTCTACGAATCGTTTTGTGAATCCCATGAAACAAAATTAGGAAATAATTTTTAAACTGTCAAACGATTCCCAATCTTCTTTTGGAACACTTTGAAGAATATGTGCCAATAATTTTCTCTTTAACATCGGAACCAAAGTCTGTTCAAACGGGAAGTTCTCATTGGTCTCTACCTCAAATATCGGTAACTTGGTGAAATCTACCAAGTCCTTCCATGATGTTGCTTCTTTAACTAACGTGGTAACTCGCTGACCTTGGGGGTCACCACTCCATATCATATCAAAATAAATCTTGGCATCTGATTTGGTTCTCTTCATCTTTCTGATTGAATACTCCCACAAAAATATTTGTTTCTTACTTTTGTTTGGGTAATAAATGTATCCATGACCAAATCCCATGTTGTCTTTGTTTTTCTTTAGATTGATGGTTGTTGATTCATATACTATGGACCAAATGGACTTTCCAATATTAAAGGTGTCCATCAATCTATTACCAGAGAAAACCAATGTTTTTTCTAACTCACTGAACTCACTATCTTGTAGTTCAGGTAACTTAAGTGGTTGAAGTTCTTTCAAAAGAATCTCATCATCACAAGATTCAAATTTCTTTTTTGTTTGTAGTAATCTTCTTTCTTTAACTAAAGATTGAACATTTGCCAAGTGAAGCGCCAACTCAACAAAGTCAGGATAAATTTTAAACTCATCAAAATTTTCCTCACACTTTTGAATGTAATTAAGTAAGGTATATTTGTTATATTCAAAATCTATTGGTTGCGAGAGCATCCAATCAGGATTTAATTTAAATGATTGTTTTTTCTTCCTTGCCATTTACATAAGAATAAAACACCATTTAATTTATTCAACTCTTATGATGAAATAATAAACACCTTCTACTTTTTGTTCATCAACTCTTCCATCGTAGGAAGACATTATTTCATATCCATCACTATCAATCCAACCTTCAATTAAATCATCTTGATTGATAAAGTTTGTAATATCTAAATCCCATTCCCTAATAAAACTTAGAGTATTGTATGAAACATTATCCACATTAGCCCGAATCGCTTCTTCAATTGCTTCATCAGGAAAATCACCATCAGGATTTTCTTTTATTTCCTCTATTTGTTTCTCAAACTCTTCAATACCATTTTCTTCTAACTGAACAATTTTATTTTCAAATACCCCACGTAATTCTCTTGGTGATTTTTCCATTAATTCTTGTAACTTAACAATCTCACCTTTAACTTTTTCAATCTGATAATTTAAAAACTTTATTTCATTATCTTGTTGAAATGAAGTTTCTCTCTCTGACTCGTCCAACCAACTTTCAGGGTCTTGGTAAATCAAATCATTATACATGTCTTCTGCATATCTTTCAACATCATCGTTATCAATATAGTTTTCAAGAAAACTGTTTGAGAAAAATTCTAAACCCTCACTTCTAATAATTTGTTTGGCATATTCCTCAGCAGACCACCTCACTTCATTTTGATTACCCACAGCATATTGACTGTCATCCCATGAAGTTTCAAAAATGTGCATGTTATCATAATATTCGTCAGTTGTTGGAATGATATCGTACACATCATAATAATCGTCAAATTCAGACAACTCCTCATCAATTTGCTCTAACTGTTGTTGTAAACTAGTCTTCAACCCTTGGGGGTCATCCTGCATCTCGTCTTCAATTTGACTTTTTCTTAATTCAAGTTGTTTCTTTCTTTCTTTATCTTGTTCACTCAACGCGTTTATTTCATCACTATACACCAAATGGTCAAATAAAGCATGTGCCATTAATCCTTCCTTGGGACAATCAGGTCCTAATTTCCACAGGTCCTTCTCTCTTCTTAATTCCGCACTGATATTATTTACTTCTGAACTCATTACAATTGATAAATATTAGGAG